AAGAACCAGTCACCAAATTTACCAAATTTATTCATATAATCCCAACCTTTTGCATCATAACTATTTTCACAGTTAAATTCAGTAGGAATAAGATCTGATTTAGATTCGAATGGTTTATGATAAGTAAAAAATTCTGCTGATCCTAATTCTCCTTGCTGTATGTTTCTTGATACAGCAACAGCCTTAAACTCTGTATCTGGCAAAGCAATCTGTAAACTTCTTACTAAAACTCCTGTAGATATAACAGTCCACATAGTTTTAGGTTTCTCTATTTTAGAAAAGAAATCATGTACAAGTCTTACGCCTGCGGCTACAACATAAGGGTGATTTAAACCAAGTGGAATAAAATATGCGCCTGTTTTTGCAGCATATTTTTTAGCTATAACATTAGCATTAGGCATTGCCGCTATTCTTATGAATAAAACTTTGGCTCCATATTCAATACATAAAGCTTGGTGATCACTTACTTCTTTAGAAGAAGGCATCACAAGTGTTAATGCAAGTCCATATCTTTTACAAAGCCAAGACAAAGATATTCCTGCAAAACCTACCCTAGGTTGTACGTATACAACTTCTTTGACGCCTTGCTTAACGAGTTCTTGTATTAAAAATTCTCCTGCTCTTGCTTTATATCCTACTGCACACACGACAGATTCATCTATAACTTTGAATCCGCTTACATCTTTTATAACAAAATTATCAAAAGAAGATTTGAAAGATTTAGTTATATCTAAATAATCATTAAGATTCATGTCTTTTAGATTATTATTTTGTTTTCCTATTTGCTTATTTATAAACATTGTTAGTATAAGTTATATTGTTATTCATTAAAATATGTTCGTTAGATTGAAAGTTATCCATGTATCTTATAAAATCACATGCAACATCTTCCATATCATACGGTTTAGAAAAATTACCTGTAATATCACAAAGATAACGAAGTGCCTCATCTTGTTTCATGTTTGGTAAAATTAGTTTTAAGCATTTTTTTGCATTAGAACCAATGTAAACATCTGAATCTCTATCTACTAGATCAGGAAAATACTCTGCTAAATCCATTGCAAATGCAGTAAGAACAAAGTTTTGTCTCATGTAACCTCTTTCTTTAAGATACTTGTTTCCATGATCTACTATATCTTTTATTCCAACTTTTCCAGATTTTTTAATAAAATTTTTAATATTGTAAATTAAATAAATTGATTCATTTAAAATAAATTCCCTTAAACCACCTTTAATCATTGGAAGTAAATATCCTTTTACATCACAGAATTTATCAGAATAAGGAAGAAAATGCAACCATTCATTTCTATTATTAATATCATTTCTAAGTAATTCTACGATCCAAAAGTTACCAAAACCGTGAGTACCCCATGGCTCATCAGTAATTTTTACTTTAGGTTTATAATTAATTCCTGAACCACATAATCTAAATAGATAACAAAGATCCATAAAGTCTTCTTTAGTTATATTTCTATAGAAATTAATTCCATTTCCTTTAGGATCTTTTTCTTTATGAACAATAGCTTCTAGTAAAGAACTAAATGCTGCGTACTTTCTATTAACAACATCGTAAATTGGTACATGCCAAATAAGATCATCGTCAATATCTTCTTTTGTAAATGATGCTCCTTCGAACTTTAGTTCTTGCATCATCTTTGCTTTTCTATAATATTCTAAAAACGTGTTAATCATTTCCATAGATAAATTGGTTTATAAACATGTAAGAACTTGGTCTAAGATGCACTGATTGTTTTGCTTCCATAAAATCAAATGACAGATTTTCGTAATTAAATTTCCAAGATAAAATATTCCAGTTATTTTTAATACAAATATCATTTAATTTTTCATTGAAATAATTAACTAATTCTGATCTTAATTCTTTTGATCCATAAAATGGTTGACCTTTATACAATCCAGTTCCTGGTAGTTTTCTTGATTCCTCTTCAATAGGTATTAATTTTACCAAAGATATTGATTTTATATTTAGATCTATTAATTGTCTTTCTAATTCTAGAATTAATTTATCTATTCCACTTTTTCCAAATTGATGTAAATGAAATCTTATATCTATGTTACCAGAATAAAATATTAAATCATTAATTGATTCGTTTATAAAATTCTTTAAACCTAATTTTAAAAACCCATGCAAGGTTTTACCGTCGTTTCTGCTTATACCGTATCCTTGTTTATAGACAGATAACGAATGGCTATCACCTAAAACTAATTTATTAGATACTTGATTTAAATTAATTACATCTGGTTTTTCAAATACTATATCCAAGTGCTTTAGTTCTTTTCTTTTAGTTGTTAAAATATTATAATCAATAGGAATATTAACGCAATATATTTTACCTTTAAAATTAGAGAATTTTATTAGAGAATCAATTTGAGATTCTTGCACACCACCAAAAAAATTAAATACATCTTGTCTATAATTAACTCCTTCATTGATCACTAATATGTCGTAGTTTTCGTAATTATTAGAGTTATCTAAAATTTCTACCTTATTATTAAAATATGTTTCTAAGGCAGATCTAGAAACGTAAGTCCAACCTGCATTATGTGAACTCATTCTTGTACTAAGATTATTCACGATACCAATCATTCCAATTTTCATATTATTTAGTTTTAGTTTTATTTATGTAATTATTTAATGATCCAATATATGCAACGGCATCTAATAAATTATCTTCTTTGTAGTTATAACTATGTCTAGATAATTTTAAAGCAACCATACATGCATACATATCTTGACCAGTTATATCTTTGCCGGTCATACCACTTGCAATTTTAGCGGCTCTGTCCATTCCTTCTTCAAATGGACCATACATTCTTTCTTTTTCTTCAGATCTTTCATTAATGATCTTATTCGATTCTAATAAAATATTCATATTTCATTTGGTTTAATATTTCCATCTTGATCAATAAAACAATCAAAATTTACTAATGAGTTAATAAATTTAATATAACCTTGTGTTTTGCAATATAATTTACGTTCTTTAATATCTTCAATTCCAGAATACTTTTCCCATAATTCAATCCTTTCTTCTTTAGAAATTGTTGGAATCTTAAATTGTTCTAAGTAATCAAATAAGACTGAAAGACCTCCAGCAATAAATGTAAACTTCTTGCCATTCTTTTCGCAATATCTCATTTGATTTGCATATTCATTTGCAGTATCTATTGCTTGCTTTTTTAACTCTAAATCACCTGGTTTTTCTTTCATTTGTTCAATTGGTTTAGGTAAGTTTTTAATTTCTTGTCTTGCATATTCAAGATAAGCATTCATAATTCTTCCAAAGTATTCACAACTAAAATTCTCATAACATTTAGCATCTACTTGTAATTTACCTGCTACTGCCATTTCAAATGCAATTTTAATTTCTGCCGATGTTTGATTTCCGAAATTAGATCTAATAAAATTAGTTAGCACAAATTTCTCTTCCTCGGTTGGTAAATTGTTTCCACGTAAGCCTACTAAAACCATACAATAACGTAATACTTGCTTTAGGTCCTCTTCGCCGCTTAGACGTAAACTTTGAGTGCTCTGTGCTAGTTGTATAGCTAATGCATTACCACTTCCTAATGGCTTCCATTCTTGCTGCGCTAGTACCAAGTTTCTCAGTTGTATTTCCATTATTGTTAAATTTAGAATTGTTTGTCATCCAAGTTTTTACTCTTCTGCTAATATCAAAAAATTTCTGACATTCCCATCTTTCTTTACCTTTGTTATTTTTTTCTGTCCAATAATAAAAAAAGTTAGAGTATTCATCTTTTAATTCGTGAAGATGTGGCGAAAGCATTTCGCTAAAACTTTCTTTACTTTCTTTTACTTTATTTTCTTTTACTTTACTTTCTTTTACTTTATCGGTGTTACGAACAAGTTCTGAACTAGTTACATTTTCGCTAACTGATTGATTTTCACGCCATTCTAAAATTCGTTTTGCATTTTTTTCTTTAGAAACTTGATACTTTTTGCTGAAGTTTAGCAATTGTTTGTTAAAAGTTTCACCATTATTTGAAGAAATCAAATCAATTTCTTCAATAAAAGCCCAAACTTTCTCTAGTTTTTTGCCAACATTTAACTGATGTTTGAGAACTTTTGTCTTAATTGGTTTTTCTTGTAAGGCTAATTTTTCTAAAATAGTATAGAATAAGCCTAAACCTTCGTATCCAAATTTAAGATACAATTCTGTTATTTTTTCATCATTAAACGAATTAGAATCGTGTAGATAATATTTCATTTTTAAAAATAAAAAAGCCAGTCTGCGTCGGAGTGCAAAACTGGCTTTGGTTATTTAACCTATTAAATTACCCAAGAACTCCGACCCTCTTGGTTAATTGTTTACAAATATAACTATTTTAAACCAATTTGCATAATCTTTTTGAAAAATATCCAGAATAAATCGGGTGATCATTTTCAAATAGTCTTGCATAATCGCTTGTATAGTTGTTGTTTACTTTAAATCTATCATTGCCAGACACCATTGTTTGCCATCTAATGACTTCAAAGATCTGCTTTGATCCTAATCTAATATAACCTCTATTGATTAACTGGAATGCCAATCTTTTAAATTCAGAATAGATCTGTGGGTTATCTTGGTGATACTGTTTGAAACTTGTTTTCATGTTTTTGTTTTTTAGGTATTAAGTAAAGTTTTTTTCTGTCTAATTCTAATTGTTTTGTGATATGGGCTTGCCATTGATTAAAGGTTAATTCTTTCATTGATTATAAAGTTTAATTATTAATTCTACAACTACTACCCATATCCAGCAGCATATAATTCCTACAATTCCAACAAATGTTAGAAATTCAGATGTTTCATTCGAATGTGATCTTTTTCCTTGATTCCTCATTTTCTGTTATTAGTTTACGTTTTACACTAACATATTCTCTAATTACTTCTTCTTCATAAATTGAAAAGTATTCTTTACGTTTATATTCGTATTTATTTATAATACCTGTAATATTTTCAATTGTATATTCCCTTGCAGAAAAAGGCATGATACCTTTTTCTTTTAAATTATTAGTTACTAATTCGTATGCTTGTCTTTTTTTAAATTGCTTCATATTAATTTTTGTTAAGTTCTCTTTCCATTTCTTCTGTAATAATTATATCTTCTTCATATTCTTCTAATTCATTCCAACCTCTTTTTGCTTTTAAATAAGGTTCAATTTCATTTTCTGAAAATGTTCTTCTCTCGCAATATCTTGACCTATCTAAATAATCAATCCAGCGAAATATATATGTTTTCTTTTCCATAATTAAAATGGTAAATCGTCTGTAGTAGGTAAATCATCAATTTCAAAATTAACCAACTTCTTTGGTTCTTGTGTCTTGTAAGTCATTGCACCAGATCCACTTGGCTTCGCTTCCCATGTATCTAATTCAACATAGTACTTTCCATTTTGAGATTGATTAATCTTTAAATTAACCCATCCGTTTTTTGAATTTTCTGCAATAAATTCTGCTGCATCTTTTGAATTAAGGGATAAATTACCAATTACAAATGTTGGCGCCTTTTCGTTTCTTTTAAAAACAAATCCTTTTGCAAATACTTTCTCTTGATTACTCATTGTCTAAATCGTTTATAGTGAAACTTAATTTTTTATTTGAAAATAACTTTATAACATCTTTGTCATTATTTACAACATCTGATTTTTCTGCATATAAAGCATTTAATTCGTCAACTGAATTACATACATCAATTAATTTTTTCCATTGTGCTAAAGGCAATTGTACTGGTACCGGCTTTGCCTCTACTTGTACACCACAAGCATCTAAATCCTTATCGGTAATTAAACCAAGCATTGATGCTAAAGCATACCTCCTGTAATAAGTAACACCAGAACCAAAAGATTGATATTCATTCATGATCCCTAATTTGATTTTAGGTATTGTTGTAAATGATTCTAATGATTCTCCTGATTCAACGTGAAACAGTATAGTCTTGATCCCTTCATTGTCTAAAGGCTGAACAATACATAATCCATGCTTTCTTAAAATAGGATTGATTATTGAATGAATTTGTGTCAAATCTGCGTATGTGTAGTTATGACCTTTGGTATCCTTATGAATGACAGGGCATTCGCTTTGGAAATTTGATAATGCTTTAATTAAATCTTTCATTGTTAGTCAGTTATGAATTGTTTGAAATTTGATTTGTATTCTCTTTCTTCTTTTGTAATTCTTGCCCAAAGATTTTCAATACTGTTGAACCACCAAGTACAGTAATAAAATCCTGATTCATCTTGGAATTTAATTTTCATTTTTTTCATTGTCCTAAGATTATTGGGCAGATGTGCCAGATTAAAATATAAAAAAAGATTGTAATTGCAACGCTACCAAGTAAACCTTCTCGGTCTGTTTGATATAAATCTTTGATGTACTCGATTGTTTTTTTCATTTTCTTATTGTTTAAGTGTTTGCAAATATAAAAGTAATATTTGAAATAAAAAAAATATTATAATTTTTATTTAATTGGAGTGAGGATAATTTCCCCACTCCGTTTTGATTTAATGTTGAGACTCAGAAACATACTTTAAGCACTCCTTAATCGCACTCAAAGAATATTCGTGGATAGTCTGCGATTGTGGGTCGTATTCATAACCATCTTTTAAGGTAACCCACCAGCCATCGCTATCTTTGAAAATGTCTGCTACTCTTGGGTCTGATGAAATTTTTTCAATTGCTTTCATTTTATTGTTGGTTTAAGATTGCCGAAGAATCTGCTCCGGCTCAGTTTTAAAACTAGGTTAATACTATGTTAAATTTATATTCTTGGTATTTGTCAAAGTCTTCTATTAAAAACTCCACGTTTCCATGAATAAATTTTCCTGTTTTCGATAAAAGATTAAATGTAGTTAATAAATTGCTTGTGACGTGACCTTGTAGGGTTGCAGAATCTTTATAGATTGTGATTGCGTAAAATGAATCCTCTTGTAAATTTAAGGATTTAATAAAGTTGAATGTTTTTTCTAAATTAGTCATTTTTTGTTGGTTTAAGTTTGTAATTTGTTTAAGTATATGCAAACATAACACTATTATTTTAAATAAAAAATTTTATATAAAATTATTTTAAATATTTATTGTGTATAAAAAATCCCTACTAGCAAAGCCAATAGGGAAATTGTACTAAAACTTAAACCTTTTAACTATGAAAGAACAAATCTAAACAATTTTTCCATCTTTTATTTGAATATTTCTAACTTTAGATTTCCCGTTATCAATTTCAACAACTGCAAATCCATGATTGTGCATAGAAAACGGCATATACTTTGGACTCAATACTGTTAAACATCCAATAGAATATGTATTAATAAATTCCTTAAAGCCTGTTTTCTTCTGTGTATTGCTTGTTCTGTGAACATGACCTATTAATGTATTACAAATTGTTTTATTAAATAGGTTTTGACTTGGGTTAACTCCCCCACCTCCATACAACTCATGCCCATGCAATACCAATAGATCACCCATTTCCATACCTCTCCAGTCTTCAACCATTATAATATTCAACTTATCGAGCCTAAAGAATATGTCAAACTGGAGATCATGTAATTGCGCAAATTCCTCTGCATCATTGTTTAATGCTCTTGCATATCTATTCTCATGATTACCTAATTTAAAATAAATAGGAATGTCCCTAAAAATATCACGCAATCTTTGAAGAAATTCTCTATTCATTTCTACCTCTCTTTTGAAATCCCTTTTGTCTGGATCGCGTTCAAAACGGCTTATTGCATAAAAATCAAAGCAATCTCCTGCCAAATAAAGGCAGTCAATTTTCTGATCCTTTAAATGTTTTATTGCACAGGTAAGTGCTTCTAAATCATGATAAGGAAAATGAATATCGGATAATATTCCAATCTTTTTTAAATGACTTGGTAGTTTTGCAGATGTATATTCTTCACCTAAACTTGCTTCAATACCAAAGTTGTCAATAGTATCAAGATTATAATTAACAATTACTGGTGGGATCTCTTGGTTAATTGATCTACTTGATCGTGTGCTTGTTAATATCCCGTTAGCATTCATTAATTTTCTTAAACTATTCCAAGACTTATAACCATACATTTCGTGAAATGTGTTATAAAAATCCTTGTTAGTCATGTTAGTAGAGTAAAAATGCTCCCTAATCTTTATTATTTTATCGGCTTTGTTCATATTCTTCCATTATAACATCGACTAAAAATTCAATGTTGTTTAAAACTTTCATGCGTAGTGCAAATCCTGCATCATCAATGTACTGAATATTTTCCATGACATCCATCATAGTTTCAAGAAGATCGTTTGCTTTGCTTCTTTTTGATTCTGGTTGATCAATCGTTTTGTTTGGCATTAATAAATGAATTTAAAATAAACCCATACAAATATTAATACACCTTGAATTATCATCGTTAATATTGCCCATGTTGGAATGACTTCCCTTACTATTCTTTCAAAGGTTATATTCTCGTTTTCCTCTAATTTAGATTGGTATTGTTTTTCATATACATTCCTTATTGAATCTATATCTATTGTGGCTTTAATAGTTCCCTTGTAAGACCTTATTATTATCTTACCTTGTGGTATTGTTATCTTGCTATAAAATCGTGTCAGTAAGCCTAAAGAATCGCAAGGATTCTCAATAATTAAGGTATCCCTAACTGAATTATAAATATGAACTATCTTTTCAGTTCTAAAGGTATCTATTTTTATTATAGACTTTTGTGTTTCTACCTTGCTTGTCTTGCAAGATATAATGGTAAGAAGTAGAAATAGGAATGCTAATTTGTTCATGAGAAATAAAGTTTAGATTCTGCTTGTCTTCTTTGTGTTAAACCTTTGACTGGAACTCCTTTGACTTTATTCCAGATTAAAAATTGACTTTCAATGAATTTGTCATTAGGATCTGCATTGACTTTTTTAAGTAGTGTGCTTTTCTTTAATGCTCCTGTGCCGACATTATAAGCAAATGATACTAAAGCATCAAATTGATTTTGAGTAATGTCATCCCTTGTAAAAGAATCAACTGAACTTTCATAATGCTT